AGACCCATCTGCACCATCAGCTTTCGTTAATGGTATTATGGAAGGTGTAGAGTGGATTTGGAATAACGGTGTCTTGGAAGCCCAAGAACTTGAAAAAATTGAGACTGAAATTAAAAATGCTTCTAGGTCTGACCGTTCTGCGGTTGAGATTCGGGAGTTTAAGAATTTCCTCTCTAAGATTAATCTTTAATAGGAGATAAAAATGTCCGAACAAGAAATGTATGAAGACATTGAATCTGTTGAAGAGGTTATTGAGGAAGAAATTTCCGAAGACTCTGAGACTGATGAAGTGTCTGAAGCACAGGCTGCACCTGAATATGACGGTGCTAAGGCTGCTGCTCATGATGCTGCTGCTGCTAAAAAGTCAGCACCATCTAAAGCAAAGGTTCCTGGCGGTGAAGCAAACAAGGGTGACCAAGTTGCTGACAAAATGCCCGGTACTAAAGCTGGCATGATTAATGCGATGTATTCTGAAATGTCTAAGATGAAGAAGTCTCAACTTCAGGCATCTTACGGCAAGATGATGAATGCAATGAAGCATGGTATGAAAGAAGATTTTGATGCAGATGACTTTGACACAGATGTAATTCATGAAAAGGCAGCAACGGTATCCGTTGATGTAACTGCTGACATGAATGCTCTGGTTGAATCTGAAGCAACTCTTTCTGAAACATTCAAGGACAAGGCTGCTGTCATTATGGAAGCTGCTGTTAAGTCCAAGGTTTCTGAAGAAGTTGCACGTATTGAATCTGAACTTCAAGAAGAATTTGACGAAGAACTCAAAACCACCCGTGAGGAAATGGTAGAGCAAATCGACGGATACTTGAACTACGTTGTAGAAAAGTTCATGGAAGAGAACAAACTTGCTATCGAGCATGGTCTCCGCACTGAACTTGCAGAAGACTTTATGAATGGTTTGAAGAACCTGTTCACTGAGTCCTATGTAGACGTACCAGAGTCTAAAGTTGATTTGGTTGATGAGTTGGGAACTCAGGTTCGTGAACTTGAAGAAAAACTCAATGAATCCACAGAACACTCTATCCGTATGAACGGTGAACTGGAAGAACTGAAGCGTGATGCTATCATCCGTGAACATTCCCGTGATCTGGCTGAAACACAGGTAGATAAGTTGAAATCCCTTGCTGAAGATATTGATTTTGAAGATGAAGAAACTTTCGCACAGAAAGTGTCTACCATCAAAGAATCTTACTTCACTAAGAAAACTCCATCGGTTGTCGGTGAAGAAATTGATGAGACTGTAGAAGAGGAAGAGGTTTCTGACTCTATGGCTCGTTATATCTCCGCAATCAAAAGAACCGCAAAACAATAAGAAAGAAGGTGTATAAAAAATGACTCCTCAAGTATCTTACGATAAACTCGTACAAAAGTGGGCTCCAGTTCTTAATGAAGAAACTGCTGGTCCAATTTCCGATCATTACCGCAAGCAAGTAACTGCGGCAATCCTTGAAAACCAAGAAATCGCAATGCGTGAAGAAGCATCTCAGGCTTCTTTTGGCATGATTAACGAGTATGGCACCGAAACTGGTAACGTTGCTAACTTCGATCCAGTACTGATTTCTCTGGTTCGTCGTGCTATGCCTAACCTGATTGCATACGATGTATGTGGTGTACAGCCAATGACTGGTCCTACTGGTCTCATCTTTGCGATGAAGTCCAACTACAGAACTACCCGTGCTGGTGCTACCTCTGGTGATGAAGCACTGTTTGACGAAGCACTCACTGGTTTCTCTGGTGACTCTGCATTCGATCAGTCTACTGCTAATGACCCTGCTGGTCTGGACTCTTCTGCTGTAGGTTCCGACTCTAACGCAAATGATGACCGTCGTACTGCACTTGCTGGTGGTGGTATGTCTACTACTGATGCTGAAGCACTTGGCAACGGAACTAACTCCGAATTTGCTGAGATGGGTTTCACCATTGACAAGGCAACAGTAACTGCTAAGTCCCGTGCGCTCAAGGCTGAGTACACAATGGAACTGGCACAAGACCTGAAAGCAATCCACGGTCTTGACGCTGAGACAGAACTTGCTAACATTCTGTCTGCTGAAATCCTTGCGGAAATTAACCGTGAAGTGATTCGTACCATTAACTCCCAAGCAAAGACTGGTGCTACTACAGTAACTGGTTCTACTTCTACTCAAGGTGTATTTGACCTGAATGTAGATGCTGACGGTCGTTGGTCGGTAGAGAAGTTCAAAGGTCTGATCTTCCAACTCGAGCGTGAAGCAAACCAGATTGCTAAGGACACAAGACGTGGACGTGGTAACTTCATCCTTTGTTCGTCTGATGTAGCATCTGCTATGGCTGCTGCTGGCATGCTGGACTACACTCCTGCACTGTCCACCAATCTGAACGTTGATGACACAGGTAACACTTTTGCTGGTGTATTGAACGGCAAGCACAAAGTATACATTGACCCATATGCAGTATCCGATTATGTAACTGTAGGTTACAAGGGTTCTAACGCATATGACGCTGGTGTATTCTACTGTCCATACGTTCCATTGACAATGGTTCGTGCAGTGGGTGAGAACTCCTTCCAGCCAAAGATTGGTTTCAAGACCCGTTACGGCATGGTATCCAACCCATTTGTTGACGTTGGTAACGCTGCTAACCGTGATGGTCTGGCTGCTGTTAAGACCAACCAGTACTACCGTATTTTCCGTGTCGACAACATCTTGGCATAATAATAACTATAAATGTCAATATAAATACTGGGGGAGCAAACGCTCCCCCTTTTTTTGTTTGGAGTAAAAGATGGCATTAACAGCAAATAAAAACTATTTACAACCTACTGGATTTAAAGTAGTTATTAATAGAGAAGATTATCCTAATTTGGAATTTTTTGCTCAGTCAGTAAATCATCCAGACGTGACTTTGACTGGTCCTACTGTGCCATATTCCCGTATTGAAAATGTAAACTTTCCGGGTGATGCATTAGGATATTCAGAACTTGGTATTCAATTTATCCTTGATGAAGACATTGACTCTTATACAGAATTGTATAATTGGATGGTCGGTATTGTAAACAATGATTTTGTTTCACAGCAAGCAAGAAGCCAAAGAGTAAATCCTAAGTCCCCTACACAGGCAGATATTACAGTTTCTATTCTTTCAAGTCATAACAATACAAATAAAAACATTGTATATAAAGGATGCAATCCTACATCTTTGAGTGGTTTACAACTTACCTCAGTAGCATCTAGTGTTGAATACCTAACATTTGATGGGTCTTTTTCATTTACAAGCTTTGACATTAGAGGTTAATCTGCTATAATAAGTAGTTCATAACCACGCACAGGATTATATAATGAAACTTGATTTAGAAAGCATCTTAGAGATGTGGAAAGAAGACTGTGAGATTGAAGAATTCAAATTAGATGAATCTTCTAGAAAAACTCCTTCTCTACATGCAAAGTATCTTGAGATACGGTCTCTCACAAAACTTAGATTACAAGAAGCAGAACTTGCGCAGAAAACCCTGCTGAAGAATAAATGGGCATACTATAATGGTAAGATGGATGAAGATACCATTAGAGAGTTTGGCTGGGAATTTGACCCTTTCAACGGGTTAAAGGTAATGAAAGGTGACCTTGACTATTATTATAACGCCGATACTGATATACAAAAAAGTGAAGTCAAGATTACCTATTATAAAACTATGTTGGAAACTTTAGATGAGATTATTGGCAATCTAAAGTGGAGACATCAAACAATCAAAAATATGATTTCATGGAGAATGTTTGAAAGTGGTGGATAATGGCAGACTTAGTAATTAGACAGAAAAACTATTCCGCATTACAAATTCAATGTGATCCTTCTGTTGCAAATGAATTGAATGATTTCTTCTCGTTTGAAACACCGGGATACAAATACATGCCATCCTACAAGAACGGTAGATGGGATGGTAAAACACGTTTGTTTAATGTTCGCAATAATGAACTGCCTGTAGGTCTTTGGGAGTATCTGTCTGACTTTATTGAACCAAGAAACTATACACTTGGTGTAGAGTATGATAATCAGTATGGCGCACCTGATGCAAAACTAGCAGTCAGACCAAAAGATGTTTATGATTTTATTCAAAAACTGAACTTACCCTTTGAGGTAAGAGATTATCAGTTTGATGCTATCTGTCAGGCACTACAGTCCAGACGTTCTATCCTGCTTTCGCCTACAGGTTCTGGTAAGTCATTGATTATCTATGTTCTGATGATGTGGTATCTAGAACATTATAACAAACGTTTGCTTATTGTTGTTCCTACTACTGGTCTTGTCCAGCAGATGTTCTCTGACTTTGAAAATTATGGTCTAGAAGCAGGTGAAGTTTGTCACAGAATCTATTCTGGTATGCCTAAGCATGATATCAAACAACGTGTGTTCATTTCTACATGGCAATCAATCTATAAACTACCTAGTGCTTGGTTTGAACAGTTTGGATGCATCTTTGGTGATGAAGTGCATAACTTCAAAGCAAAATCATTATCTGGTATTATGAACAAATCTAGAGAAGCAGAGTTTCGTATTGGATTGACAGGAACATTAGATGGAACACAGTGTCACAAACTTGTGCTAGAAGGTCTATTTGGTCGTGTTCGTAAAGTAACTACAACCAGAAAACTTATGGATAATGATACACTTGCTGAACTGAAGATCAATATCCTTGCTCTGAAGTATCCTCCCGAAGTTTGCCGTGACATTATAAATACTAAAGATTACCATTATGAAATTGACTATCTTGTTAGTAATATCAAACGCAATAGACTCATTCAAAATCTAGCATTAGACCAAGAAGGTAATACCCTTGTTCTATTTCAGTATGTAGAAAAGCATGGTAAAGTTATCTATGACTTAATCAAGGATAAGGCACATGAACGGCGTAAAGTTTTCTTCGTATCAGGTGAAGTTGATGCTGAAGTCAGAGAAGAAATACGGGGCATTGTTGAACAACAGAAAAATGCTATCATTGT